CTTTTAGGTAGTGACGATGACGATGGCGACGACGATGACGATGGCGATGGCGATGGCGATGATGGCGACGATGGCGACGAGGACGACGACAGTAAAACAACAATGAGTGGTGGAGGACCTGAACCCCCTGAAGATTTAGGAGAGAAAAATATTACAGGTCTCTCATTGGCTAATCCGAATTATTTCTCCAAAAGAATGGAAGACCGTGACCCTTCTCTCTTTCTCAAAAAAAAGACAGGGAAGTTCAATGCGTATTCACGAATGTGTCCTTCCAATATCCGTAGACAACCCGTTATTTTAACAAAAGAAGAGAAAGAGAATATTGATAAAACCTACCCAGATTCGTATACACATTCAATCAAGTATGGTTCTGATCCCGAAAATCCATACTACTATATTTGTCCACGATACTGGTGTATCCCCGAAAATACAAGTCTCAGTGAGAAGGATGTAGAAGCAGGTGCGTGTGGTGGTAAGGATGCAATCATTCCATTCACCGCTAAAAAGGTTCCAAAAGGAAAAACTATATATGAGTTTGGCGTCAACAAGTCAAATATATCAGCACACGCATACAAGGAGTTTTACGACGAAGACGGAAAATATATACAACACCACCCTGGTTTTATATCCGGTAATAAACACCCTGATGGTAAGTGTATGCCGTGTTGTTTTAAATCATGGACGGCAGCCGAACAGGTACGACGACGTCAAGAGTGTTCTCAAGATGATAAAGAGAAAAAGGTTAAGGTTCCCAAAAAACGAGTTCAAGGTGAAGGCCAACGCGAATATATCAAGGGTGAAGAAAAGTTTCCACTCGAACCCGAACGCTGGGGATATCTCCCTATTGAACTACAGAGTTTTTTTGGAGAAGACAGTAAAAAATACCAAATCAGTGCACTAGAACCCGATCTTAAAGAAGATGCTGTGACCTTATTGCGACAAGGTGTCGAAACCAGTAAAAATCAATCCTTTATAGCGTGTATTGCGGATATTTATTCTGATTACAGCAATGAAGAAGTGAAAGATCGCATTGATAAACAAATAAAAAATTTTCGTCGTAAACTTAGGGCATTAAAAAAAACAAAAACCGAAAATGACCCAGAAGTAGTAAAAATTACCAAAGAAATTCGTAAACTCAAATCAAAACCCACAATTAAGGAAATGAAGAAACATATCATCAATATGCTTTCTATAGATACCTTCACGGATTACCAAAACGGTAATTTAGTCCAGGAATTTTACGATGAAACCAGAACTGTTTCTATTGATGACTATCAAGATAGCGAACTTTACAAAAAACTAGACACAACAGATGAAACACAAGTAGAGTTTATGGAGAAAATCATTAATGCATTCGAGAATTTTATCGAGTTTTTGAAAAGCGAAAACAGTGTTATTGATTATCAATATTTATGGGATATTGTTTCTATGCCGAATGATGCCCTTTTCCCAAACGGAATAAATTTGGTGGTTTTTGAAATTCCGAGTGATGACGTGACAAATAACATTGAAATTATTTGCCCAACAAATCACTACTCACGCACCAAATTTTCCAATAAAAAACGCACATTAATGTTGGTGAAAAAGGACACTTATTTTGAACCTATATACCTTTACAATAATCTGGAAAAGAAGGTTAGTCGTTTCTTGTTTCGTGAACAGAATCTTAAGGGGAACCCCAATATCAAGGTTGCTTTGACAAAGGTGCGCGAGTATATGAATTCTCGATGTAAACCCTTGAATAGTCTTCCCAATGTATATTTCTTTGAAACCAATACTCCTCTTTCTAATGTATTGGATAATTTAGAAAAGCATATGAAAAAACTCATATCAATTGTGGTTCATTATAATGGAAAGGCTATTGGTGTCAATGTGGAATTGAATGAAGGAGGGGAAGGATTTATTCCGTGTTACCCAAGTAACTATAAGGTGGAGGATAAAACACCTCTTGTTTTTATGGACGACACAGACCATTTACAAAATTACAACACGACTGTTGAGTTTTTGAAAACTGTTCATAGTCAAACAAAATTACCAACAACTCCTGTATGTAAGGTAGTTGAGGATGGTATGATAGTTGGTGTTCTAACCAAAACGAACCAAGTGGTTCCTCTTAAAAATCCAGAGACAATTGTAGACGATGATTTACCCGTATGTGAAGCATCCTATTCCAAACAAGCAGATAAAGAGGTAATTATGAGCGACGAAAAGGATAATCAACGTATTCATTTTACCAATGCATTAGAAGAAGAACAAGAATACTATATGGCATTTCGCAATCTGGCACGTATTGAATTAAATATGTATTCGCATCAAACCATCAAGGAAGAGTTACTTGCATTGATAGAAAATGAAGAACCGGATTCACTCGAGTCATATACATCAACGATTAAAGCAATGGTATCTCAGTTCAAAAAATTGCTTGGAGACATGGTGAGATTTAGTGCTTCCCCAGATAAAGATGAACTGGTTTTTCCTGAAAAAAATTTGCTTACTGATAAAGATAATGAGACTGGATATTATTTGCGACTGGCAGATGAAGCATTGCGGTATCAACGTATAAAAATGTTTCTCTTTGAAAAAAACAAGTATCTCTCTTTCGCGGATACACGGTATAAACTGAATGACGATGAAATCCTTATTTTAGAAAGTATGATAACTCAAGAATACTTCGAGAATCTGAAAGCATACCGACGAAATGCGTACGTCCATAGCAATACATACGATACTGCACTTCCTTTAGTTACACAAAAATACACTAATCAAATCGTTATTCAACCCTGTTTAATAAAAACAAAATTAGCATCAACCGGTATCATTCATCAACTCTTTGGTTCCGATTACTATGTTCGTGAATACGGAGAATTTAAACTCTCTAAACGAACACCAATCTGTAGTTTTGATTTGATGAAAACTATTCTTAAAGGCGAAAATAAACCAATGGAAAATCGTGATATTCAAGAAATGTTAGTTCAAGCGTATTCTGAATTATCGAGCAAGGAAATGACAAACCTTCTTGCTATTATGAACAGTGAAGGAAAGGAGCAGTGGATACAAAATATTCGGGGAAATAAACTGACACTAGAGGCATTCATTATGTCTGATGACTACTACTTAACCCTTATTGATATTTGGATGTTAGCATCACTCTTAGACATACCCATTGCGTTTATAGGTAAGGCAGTGCAAAACATCAATGGCAAGATGATTTTTGCTACACAGAATAATAAAGATAATGCGTATTATTTTGTTAGAGTTTTTGTGGCAAAAAAAAATACAATATCACGCTATCATTTAGTGGAATCTCCTGAAAGTCAGCAAAAAATTCATTTTACAGCAAAAAAACTGCCAAATCTTTACTTTGAAATGAAGCGAAAAACGAAATTATTTGAAAATGGAAAAAAGAAAACAAATGAGATTACTATTAACGATTATATAAAAAAATTTAATGTTTAATTATATGTAAAATACATATGTTATGGTTCTTACAATATTTATTTTACAGTTCTTTGCTTTTACCAAATAATTCAACTGTTTGTAAAGTAACGGAAATGTGTCCCATTGCTTGGGAACAACCCATGAATGCTCATATCGAAGTTCAGGTTTCCACTGGTAACAATAGTTGGACATCAACAACAGAAGAGGATAAGTCGTTTCTTTCCGTTATAGTAGATGATAGTAAAACTGAGTATGAATGGGGTGTTCCACAGTATTTGGCAAAAAGATGGGAGTCTCCTAAACGTGTGGTCATAACAAATTTAGATAACGCACAAGAGTATTACAGTGATAATTTTACAGTTATGGGTGTTACATTTACAAACAACTTTCCTTTATCGGTCACATCAAGCACGTATGTTCCAATTTCTTGGCAAAGTAACGAAGAAGAATTATTTGCGGTCTATTTAATTAAAGATGAATATGACATCAAAAAAATAGAAAACTCACTTCTCCCACAGAATTACACATATATGTGGAATGTTCCTTATGAACCAAATAAACCAATGAAGTTTATGGTGATGAGTAATGACAACAAAACATACGATGTGTCTCCTAGTTTCGTAATAGCCTCGACGTCAACCTCTAGCACCAGCACCAGCACCAGCACCAGCACAAGCACCAGCACCAGCACCAGCACAAGCACAAGCACCAGCACCAGTACCAGCACCAGTACCAGCACCAGTACCAGTACCAGCACAAGAACAACCTCTGGCACCACCAGCACAAGAACAACCTCTGGCACCACCAGCACAAGAACAACCTCTGGCACCACCAGCACAAGTACCGAAAAAACAAATATATTTTTTAAGAAATGGTATTATGTTTTGCTTTTAATTATGATAACATTGCTAGCAATAATTTTAGGTGTCGTTTTTATTTATATAAAGTTTTTTAGAAAGAAACAAGATATTTATCCATCTCCTTCATCGCCCACAATACCCGCAACTATGTTAAATCGTAATTATGAAAGAACATTCCAAATAAAACAACCTATGTCTATTATGTCTAAACCCATTAATTTAAGAACATTTAATAATCATACATATGAATCATCATCGTCAAATATTTATGACCGATTAAATAGACAGATAATTCATGAAAGAATTTCGTATGAAATGTGATGATACAAATGAATTGATACAAAAGAATTAATTCATTTAACATATTTTTTCCTCTTCAAATATATATAGATAATGGGAAGTGGTGGAGGATGTGTTATTAAAACTGTTTCTTTGGCTCAGTATCAACAAATAGTAGGTAACTCAGTTATGACAGTTCTTGCAAATACTTATACCTTTGTTTCAGGAATAACACATACTATTAGAAAATGCTACAAAGTATCTTTTGGCATAAACGACAGATTAGTAATTGCGGAAGGTGCAAACATTACTTTAGAAGGAGATTTAGAAGTTCTTGAGCAAACAAACGAAATAGATATAATCACTGTAAATGGAACTTTTACTATTGAGAAAGAATCAACTATTAAGTTTGAATCATTACAAAATAGTACTGGTATTTTAGTGAATTCTTCTAATTCACTGTATATAAATGGCGGTGAAATAACGGCAACGGTAATTGGGGGATTAAATAGTAATCTTATCAAGGTTAACGCAAATGGTTCAGTAACCCAGAACAATGGTATCATTACTGTAGAAAAGATTTCTGAATTGGGTAACAATTCTTCTGTATATGTTGATGGTACAAATGCAATATTTACTCAAAATGGTGGGTCTATTACTATAAAAAATATGGATTCCACTGATAGCATTGGTCTATATATTCGAAATGGGGGAACTTTCATTCAAAATGAAGGAGGTTCTATTGCTATAGAAAATATAAATTCTGAAGTTAGGGGAATAGTGGGAATATTGATTGAGGGTACAGATACAATATTTACTCAAAATGGTGGGTCTATTACTATAAAAAATATGGATTCCACTGAAGATGGGTATATTTCTGGTATTTCTCTTATTAGAAATGCAATTTATACCCAAAAAGGGGGATCTATTACTATAGAAAATATAAAGGGAAAGGGTATTACTGTTGGATTAGCTATTAATTTCAACCTTGGATCTGATTTAGATAGTTCTAGTTCTTTCAATCAAATAGGAGGCACCATTACTATTAAAAATGTAGGTGACAATGGGGTTGGTGTGAATGTTTATGATGATAAAGATATAGATAATGTAAAATTTTATGTTAATAACTTAACGATAAGTGGTGACGGAAAGTCTGATTCTTCGATAGGATTTCTATGTAATGTAAAAGATGGAGTTATCAATAGCGGAACAGTGCATGTCTATGATACCAAACTTATGTATTCTAATGATGGAAAAAATGAAACAACACCATTACCTACTGCAGAACCAAACAATAATGAATATTTTACCGGAAAAACTTACTATAATGAAAAAGAGTAAGAAACATATTTTCACTATTGAATTCTAAAAAATTGAATAGTGAAATCTAAATCTAAACTACTAGCATAGTTACTACTACTACTATGAGTATTGAGAAAATCCAGAAACCCTTTTTGAAATGGGTCGGGGGTAAAACACAAATCATTGATAGTGTTCTCTCCAAAATTCCCAAGAAAATGGAAAACTACCACGAAGTGTTTTTAGGAGGCGGGAGTATTCTTCTCGCGGTAGTGTCTCTCCAAAGACAAGGCAAAATCACCATCAATAAGAAAATTTATGCCTATGACATCAATAAACAACTCATCAACGTTTACAAACACATTCAAAGTAATAAGGATGTTCTCTATCATTATATAACCGAATATATGAACACTTACGAAAATCTTACCGGAACAGAGGTAAACCGAAAACCGACCACACTTGACGAAGCAAAAACGTCCAAAGAAAGTTACTATTACTGGATGCGCTCAAAGTTCAATACTATCGACCAAGAAAGTATTGAGCGTTCAGCACTCTTTATGATTATCAACAAAACGTGTTTCCGCGGCATGTATCGCGAAGGACCCAATGGCTACAATGTTCCGTATGGACACTACAATAAAACCCCCACTATCATAAGCGAAACCGATTTAGCACATGTCAGTGAATTAATCAAGAATGTCGTATTTATCCACAGTGATTTCAATGTATCTATAAAATCCATTAAACCGGGGGATTTTGTCTATTTTGACCCACCTTATGTTCAAGAGAATTCCAAATCATTCGTGGGTTACGTGGCTAACGGATTTGACATAGATATGAACAGGACCCTCTTTGCCGAAATAAAAAAGATGGCTGCTATTAATATCAAGTTTCTTCTTAGCAACGCCAAAGTTGAGTTAGTCACGGAAGAATTCAAAGAGTTTGTGTGCGAAGATATTGTGGCGCGGAGAGCTATCAACTCGAAAAAACCTGGTTCCACCACCACAGAAGTTCTTATTTATAATTGAATGAGGAAACAAGGTCACTAAATCTCATATATTCGATTCCCCACGACTTTGCCAAAGCCAACGCTTGTTCAGTTTTATAAGTTACATTTTCACCAAAATATTTCACCTTACCGTATTCCAATTCATATTCTTGGTTTGCGACACAGACAATCCGCAGTGGTTTTCCATACAGTTCTTGAATTCCTTGGTATTTAATCCAGGTGCCCAACACTTTTTCTCCTGCTGTTCCTGTCACCCACCAATTAGATGTTTTTACTTCGTAGATATAGTCGTCGCATTCCCAATCCGGTTCAAAACCTCCCTTTCTCTCTACCTTTTTCGGATGTTCACCACGTAATTCCAAAACATCATAAACTAGTTTCTCACCCAAAAGTGTGGTCCACTGTCCATTATTCTTTTGTCCTATCATTGAATTCCCCCATTCCTTTTCCTTTCTCTCTGCTTCCTTTTTTTGAACGCTTATTGTTTTTCCAGATTTCCGTTCAAGTTTCTCTGGTTTTGTTGTTGCCCACACAATACGTTCACGCAGATTTTCTGAAAGGGTAACCTTATTTTTTTCTTTATTAAGAAGAGATAGTGCTTCGTCTACATTGAATCCATAACGCGTGCCTAAACAATTAACTATATTACGAATTTCTTGTTGATGTAGTGTTGTCATCTTCACGATGAATGAATTCCGCATTTTGTCTTTAAACTGTTGGGGATTTAGACCCACCGTATACCATGAAAAGTAATTCAATTTTTATCTTTGAATAGTATATAAAAGAATAAATGATGGAAGAACAGAAAACAATGACTTTAGAAAATAATGGGGATGATGATAGTTTCGAATTTGTGGGTAGTCCCGAAACAATTATGGTTGAAAAAGTAGAAGACGATTTGAAAAAACTTGAAAAAACAACCACCCATATGGAGTTTCGTAATCAGGTCATTAAGATAGGACAGACACTGAGATTGATAGCGTCTTCTGCTAAAAATAAAGACGAAAAAAGTATACAAGAGAATATAAAAGAACTAAAGAAATTGATGTTCCCCTATGTTGAAAAAACTCCTCCATGTTCCCCGCCCGAACCTGTTTGGAAAACTCTTTTTTCAGGAAAAGAGAGAGATGATTATGCACTCTATTTTTGCAACTTAATTAATATTCTTAATAAGAATCTTGAAGAAACTGGAAACAAAAAAAGTGCGTTATATCCTATGGGTAGAAATGAAGGAGAATCTCCTCTTTTGATACCCCAATACACCATTCCATTTATCATTGCTGCCAAACGAGCAACAAGGACACAAGATACACGTGAAATTGATGAGATTCTAGAGATGACCAAGGATTTGGTTGCTATGGAGAGAGAAGAACAAAAATTCAACGCAGCACAGATGAAAAATCTCTATGAACGACTAGCAGAATTAAAAAAGGGAGGAGCAAAACACAAGACTCGAAAAAATCACAAGACATACAAAGCAAACAAAAGTCGCCAAGCATACAAAAGTCGTAAAGCATACAAAAGTCGTAAAAATCGCAAGACATACAAAGCAAACAAAAGTCGCCAAGCATACAAAAGTCGTAAAAATCGCAAGACATACAAAGCAAACAAAAGTCGTAAGCATACAAATTAAACTTCAATCAAATCATCATTATCATCAGAATCCGAATCAGAATCAGAATCCGTGTTACTCTCAAAATTAAGCAAATCCACTCTTAGATATTCCAGATGGTTCGGCAATATAAAATCATTATTATTCAATAACTTATTACACCCGTAGAATGCTTTATAATCGATGAATTCAACAGATTGTGGAATTACGATATTACAGAGTTCTAAACATGAACAAAATGTAAGATACTCTATTCTCTCTAGTCTATAAGGGAGTTTAACATAGTTTAATGAATAACAATGATTAAAAACCATTTCATCAATTCTTATAACAGAATCCGGAATTTCTATTTGTTCGAGAGAGAAGCAGGTTTCGAAGCAATTCGCACCTAGTTCACAAAGACCATCTAAAATAACCACATGTTTCAGTTTAAAACAATTCTTGAAAACACTGTTACCGAGTTTAATCAAGGATTTAGGTAAGTAAACATATTCAAGATTATCGCAATTAAAGAAGGCACTCTCTTCAATCTCGGTAATGTTTTCATCGAAATAAATGGTTTGTATGTATTTATTACATTTGAATGCATTCCTTTTCACTTTTGTTGTTCCCGGGTGGGGCAACACTTTAATCACAGAATCCATAATATATTCACACGTTTTTATTTCTCTCTCATCGTCAAGTTTCATAGTTGTTGTGTTAAGAATCAGTCCATGACTCTCTTTTTTTGGTGATGGTGATAATGCCATTATTTATCAACTACTATATAGTATTCTAGGATATAGTATATAGTATATAGTATATAGTATATAGTATATAGTATATAGAACTGTTTATAATTGTTTTCAATTCTTTTCGTAAGAAATGGTTTTCATAAAAGTGCATACGTATAATAAAGAAAAAAT